AGATGTAGCGGCGGGACTCTTCTGACTCCACAAAACCGATCTTGTGCTTGAAGCACTGGACTCGGATTGGGATGGGCGCGTTCATGCGCAAAGTGACGTGCGGGTGACCGAAGGGAACCCAATGCTCGGGAATCTTGCGCAGGTACGTGGCCAGCTCTTTTTGACCTGTGGGGGTAAGGGGTGTAGCCATTTGGCCCACCAGCTTTTCCCAATCGCCACTGGCCATGCCGCGCGCTAGGAATCGGATCAGATTGTTGTTTTGTTCTTCACTGAACTCGTCTGCCAGCTTGGCAAACGACTGACGAGCGTAATTGGCAACATCGCGGTCGGTGAGATAATGGGCTAAATATTCTGCTTTCATGGTTTCTTTCTTGGTTGGTTTAAGGGAAATCGGGAAGGCTTTCGCCTTGGAGTGTCTTGATGACTTGTTCTGACAATACCTGCGGTACCGGCATCGGGACGGTGACCCTACCTGGGGATCCGAGTAACGAATCGATTGTGACGGCGCTGCCTATGTTTGGTGGCATCGAGATTTCATGGACGCTGCCGTCGCTCAATGCTTTTGCAGTGGCTTACACGCAAATCTTCCGAAGCTTCACAAACAATTTCAACGCTGCGTTGATGATTGCCAATGCGTCGGGGGATCGGTATTTTGACCGATACGACTTTGCCAGCGGTGTTTTTTCAAACACCTATTACTGGATTCGGTTTGTCTCGGTCAACGGTACCGTGGGGGAACCCATCGGTTGGGCTGTGGCCATGCCACTGCCGGCTATTGACGTGCTGCTGGATCAGCTGGCTGCCAAGATCGACTACAGCACGCTGTCAGTTGAGCTCAAAGGCACAGTCGACAAGGCGGACCTGTACAAGCAGGCTCAGGAAGCCGTCAACACCAACATCACCAGCGAACAAGTCTCAATCCGAGATGCGCTGGCTTTGGTTCAAAGCGACTTGGAGAACTCGTTTGTCTTGATCAGCAATGAGGTAACAGCTCGCCAGAGCGCCGAGCAGGCGTTTGCCAGCTCCATCAACACCTTGGCTGTGGCCACGGAAGAGAACCTGGCCACGGCCCAGACCTCACTGCAAGCCAGCATTGACACCGTCACAGGCGACGTGAGCGCGATGTACACGGCCAAGCTGACCGTCAATGGTTTAGTGGGTGGCTTTGGCTTGGTCAACGATGGAGACACTGTTGAAGCTGGGTTTGATGTCGACACCTTCTGGGTGGGTCGAACCAACAGCGACAAGAAAAAGCCTTTCATCATTGCTGATGATCAGGTCTGGTTGAACAAAGCGGCCATTGCTGAGGCCAGCATTGAGCTTGCCATGATCGACAAGGCCACGATCCAGAACCTGTCTGCAGTGTCTGCCGACATGGGTACGCTCACCGCCGGCAAGATTCAGTTTGTGCAGCAAGGTGCACCGACCAGCTACATGACGATTGACGCTGCAAGCCAAAGCTTGCAGGTCTGGAACAGTGGTGTGATGCGTGTGCGCATTGGGAAGTTGTCATGAGTTTTGGCTTGGAGGTCTATCACTCCAACGGCAGCTTGACGTACTCGTCAGCAGACGTCACCTGGAATCAGGTTGACTTCTTCTACGTGGCAGCCAGCGGATCTCAGAGCTATACCTATCCAGCGCTTGAAGGACGTGAGGTGTTGTTAGCTCAGGTCTTTGTGCAAGCCCCGCCTTCTGATCGCCGTGCGATTGCCCACACGCTCAGCCGGTCTGGTAACACGGTCACGGCATCAGGTGGCTCAGAAGCTGCTTATATCTTGGTACTCATGCGATGACACACGGATTCTTAGCGCTCAACAACAGCAACCAGGTGCTGGTGTCTTCTGACACCCGCAACCTGCACTTAGTAGCCAAGCTCAGTGCACCAATTGCGGTGGACTACAGCACCGACTACTACGGTGGCATTCGCATCCTGCGGTACCGCGTGACTTGCTCGGTCTACCCAGTGCCGTTTTTTACGATGCCCACTGCTGATTTCCATGGGGTGACTCGCATCACCAACAATGGTGATGGCACCTGGGACGTTGAGCTGGTGCGCTCTGGCTCGAGCAATACCTATCCTGAGGTCTACGTGTTTGCCGATCCGCGCGCTGGGAACCCGACGGACACCCATGGCATGCAAGTGTTCAGGGATGATGGCAGCGTGGCATTTGACAGCCGCATGCGTCCGCTGGCGGTGTCTGGTGGCTTGCCAGTAACGCATCCCAGCAACCCGCGTCCGTCGTTTCCGTATGGCCTGAATGCCCAGTACTGCGGTTCGGATGAAGCCACAACCGGTGGGTTTTTTGCACCTACCGAATACAACAGCTACAGCGTAGGCGGTCAGCCAACCAAGCCAATGTTTTTCTATTCGTCTTTGGCTCAAGCAGAGCGCGAAGCGCAGTATCACACCAGTGATGACGACTGTTTGGGTTCAGACAAGTTTGGTGTGTGTATCACTCGAACGACCTATGACTGGAACTCTTGGTACTGGGCGTTCTACCGAGGCGGCATCAAGTGGACCGGTGCTGTCATACAAGCCGGTTGGGTCGTGGTGAAATTTGGCTGCTACTGGCGATACGAACAAGACGATTCTTTGCTTGGTGTTGGAACCGGTGGTAGCAGTGGGGGTGCAGGCTCATGGCCCTATTCAAACGAAACTTTGAACCTAAGTGCTTCGACAGTTCTTATTGGAGACGCTGCTCGCTATGATTAAGCCATTCACAATTCTGGATGTTCGGGACGAACCGTGCGGTGGGAAGACTGTGTTTTTCCGTGTGCGCAAGGTTGAGCAGGTGTCTGACAGTCGAAAGACAACTCAGACTATGGAGACTTCTACCCATGTAGAAGCCGACCAAGACATCGATGCTCATGTTTTCAACATCCTTCAACAATCGGGGTGGCTCTAATGCCTGACGTTCTCTACCGCCAAGACGGCACCACTACACGCAACTTCAACAAGGGTGAGGCTGAAGTGCCCGCACTCTTTGCCCGGATCAAGGATGTGTTTCCTTGGTTCCAAGAAGGTGAGCACCGCGCTGCTTCTGAGGCATACCACCACGAGGTGCTACAAGAAGAGGTCATGCGCACCTGCGTGATGATTGCTACGGCTGAGGATGCGCTGGGTAAGCGTGTGGCCACGGCGCACAGGCTCTTTGGCATGGAAAGCCAGACGTCGATGCTCTATGTCACCGTGCTGTTTGAAGGTGCCAAGCCAGTCTGGATGGACCCTGATGCGTTCATTTTGGGGGTGACTGAGCACCATGAGGAGTACGGCCGCCCGGTGAATCCAGCAATGCTGGGCTTCAAGGAGTACTTCTTTGTCGTGCCGCCCACAGACATGAGCCAGTTTGGTTTAAGCCTTGAGAACATCAATGCCGACACGGTATTTAGTGCTTTAGAAGTAAATGGCGAAGTGGTGGCGTATCGCCGCTATTCAAACTTTGCCGAGGGCGACACTGGTGTTTTAGCCAACTGGCAGATGTTGTACGTGCTGCATGCCAAATTGGCACGCCGCATGGACTTGGTTCGGGAGATGTTTTCCCTGCCCTACATCGGACAGCTAACCGAGCTCTAATCTTTCTATGGTCTAATATGGACCATTAAACGGATGACTGAGTAGCAGGAACTTCCGACCACCCTTTCCTTGGCACCTGCGGGTGTCAAGTCCGTCGGAGAAACCTGCGAATGACATCACGAATCAAACTCGTCCGAGGTGATACCGGTCCTCAGATTCGCCTTGCCCTGACTGACACGATCACGGGCAACCCAATTGACTTGACCGGTGCCACAGTGACCTTGCACTTCCGAGCTGCGTTCTCGGACACAGTGCTCTTCTCACGTCCTGCCTTCATCAACCCCGATACAGACACCACAGGTGTTTGCTACGTTGAATGGGCTGTGGGCGACCTGGACAAAGAGCCTGGTGACTATGACGGTGAAGTCGAAATCGTCAGTGCCACGGGCGTGCGCGAAACCATTTACGAGATCCTGAAGTTCCGGATCCGTGAGGACTTCGCATGAAGTTAAACGCCGTTTCCAAAGCCATCAATGTGGCAGCCACACGGCTGGGCATTGGCATGTCTGCGCGTGTCGCAGGCTTGGGTATGGAAGTGGTGGTGTCTCCCATCAAGATGGCCTACGAGTTGGGCTTGTGGATCCTGCGGATTGCACGCGAAGACGGTGTGGGTGTGAATGACGGAGCAGGTGTCTTGAGCGAGATGTACATCTCCTTCTTCAAGACCCTGACCGACAACGCTGCACTGGCTGATGCCTTGTCCTGGGAGTTCAACAAGGCCTTGCATGATGAGGCTGGCTTGACAGACACCCAAGTCATGGACTTCTTTAAGACCTTAGTAGACCAAGCCAATGTGACCGATGTTCAGTCCATGGCTTTCACCAAGGATGTGCAAGATAGCCTCTGGGTCACCGATGACATCGACGGTGAAGCCACTATTGCTGATGAACAGATCATGGCGTTCATGAAGCAGCGCACGGACATGGCTGGTGTCAGCGATGTTTTCTACCGTGTGGTGCAGTTTGTTCGTAGCTCAGAAGAACTGGCTGCTGTTCTCGATGAACAGGTCATGGCTTTTGGCAAGGCCTTGAACGATGTGGCTGGAGCCACTGACAGCTTGACTCGTGCCATGGGCAAGAGCTTGCAAGACACGGCTACGTTCACAGACGAGCTCTCGTTTGACACGGCCAAGGCCCTTAGCGATGTCGCTGGAGCCAGTGACTTTGCTTCTAAATTCTTGGCTCGATCGCTCAGCGATGCAGCCGCAACTTCTGACCAGATCTCAGTGGGTTCTGGTCCAACCAAAAATGACTCGGCCCAGATTACCGACACCGGGTCGCTGCGAAGTCAGGGGTACTGTGAGTTCTCCTACTTTGCAGAAGACTTCGTCGGGGCCTCACGATCTTTCTAAAGGAAAAACCATGATCAATGAAAACCTGAAACTCAGTGGCGAACTGAGCATTGTCCTCAAGGACAAAGACGGCAACGTCAAAGACACGCGCGACATCAAGAACTTGGTGGTCAACGGTGGTCTGGCTTTCATCATCAGCCGCATGCAGGGCACAGACAAAGCGGTCATGTCTCACATGGCCCTTGGCTCGAGCACCACTGCTACAGCCGGTGATCAGACCGACTTGATCAGCATGCTGGGTGCGCGTGAGTCGATTGACTCGGTGAGCACCTTGGGCGTGAACAGCGAGAAAGTGCGCTACGTGTGCAACTTTGAAGCAGGCGATAGCACGGGTGCTGTGACTGAAGCTGGTGTGTTCAACGCAGCTACTGGTGGTGACATGCTGTGTCGCACCGTGTTTGACGTGGTCAACAAAGCCGCTGATGACACGATGGCCATCACCTGGACCGTTACCCTCGCTGCTGCTTAATAGGAGCTGCAAATGGCTGCAATCACTTCACGGGCGACTAAGGGAGCACCCCTCACGAACAATGAGGTGGATGCAAACTTTGCGAACCTAAACACGGACAAGATGGAAGGTTCCAACAACTTGTCTGAAATCGATAATGCTGCAGCTGCCCGGGGAAACCTGGGTGTCTACAGCGTTCAGCAGGCACAGGATTACGCAACGGCCATGGCCATTGCTCTTGGTTGATCGAGGTAATAGATGGCATTCAAATCAAAAGCAAAGGCGGCCATCGGTACATCCGGTAGCCCGTCTGTCCTGAGCGCTACGGTGGATACAGGACTGAGCCATACCGTCATTGGTTTGTCTCTGGCAAACGTAGGCACGGCTGTGGTCACAACGAGCGTAAAGCTCAACAAGAACGGTGCTGATAGCGTGTTCCTGGTCAAGGATGCAGTCGTCCCTATGGGCGGTGCATTGATTGTGGTGGGCGGTGATCAGAAGCTGGTGCTTGAAGAAGGTGACACGATCACCGCTTACTCGAGTGCTGTGGCTTCAATCGACGCGGCGTTGAGCTATTTGGTGTAACGCATGAGCTACCTCGGTTCCTCAGCCACACCGATCCCCGTTGCTTTTAGCGGGGTACGTACCCAGTCCTTCAACGGGACTGGCTCAGCATCTCTGTTCACTTTGAACCGTCAGGTTAACGCTGTGACGGACATTGAGGTGATCGTCAACAACGTGCAGCAGAGCCCGTTTGATGGCTCTTACAGCATTGTGAACAACGGCTTGGGTCTGCAGTTCTCTGAGAACCCAAGTGCTGGTACAAACAACATCTACGTGGTGTACCGCGATCAGCCTTTGGGTTCATTGATTGATCAAGGTGCTGTGCGCAAGACTGGCGACACCATGAGCGGTGGTTTGACCGTCAACGGCAACTTGCTAGTGGCTGCAGCCCCGGGCGGTAATCGAGTCATTGGTGCTGCTTCTGGTACAGACACCACGGTGGTGCTGCAAGCCAGTACTGCCATTGGTGGTGGCCCAAACATTGAGCTCACCAAAGACAACGTCGCCTACTTTGATTCGAACATCATCAAGTTTCGAAGCACAGATGCTTCGATGACGTATGGCGGTTTTGATACTGCAGGTCGTTTGACGTTGCCATTGCAGCCTGCTTTTAGAGTAATAGGAAACACAAGCGGCTGGGTTGCTTATGGATTAAACGGTACTTACTTTACTCCGGTAGGTTCTGCAGGACAGGCATCGCAAACAACTTCTGCTGACGGCTCTAAAGCAGGGTTTAACTTAAACGATTCAGGCACTCGCTTACTAAATAGAGGTGGGCATATGAATCTTGCAACAGGAACTTTTACAGCTCCTGTTGCAGGCTTGTACTATTTTGCTGCAAGCGCTCTTTTTAAAGCGTCAACGGTAAACAACCCTGCTTACATGAATTTGAAATTCTTTGTAAATGGTGCAGAGGTTTCTCAACCAAATGGACAATATTTTTACTACCAAAACGTGAGTAGCGGCGCAGAATGTGCAGGTAGTGAAAACGTGTCTTTGTATCTTGCCGCAAATGATCAAGTACAGTGCCGCATTCGAAGAGCTAACGACGCAGCAAACGCATATCAATGCTACGCTGATTTGTATCATTTTGAAGGATGCCTTCTCGGTTAATCAAAGGAAACATCATGAATTACCAAATCACCCTCACTCAAGCTGAAAACTCAGCTCTCGGCTATGCAGCTCTCTCTCAAGACGACTGGATTCAAAATGCAGTCCATGAGCGTGCACGCATTGCCATTGACGAGATCGTTCAGATCACCGTAGCCAAGTGCTTGGAAACAGGTATTCAGATTCCTGGTTCAAAGGAAGACATGGTTGAGCTGGCATTTACCCAAGGCTGGGTGAAATCTGCTGCTCAACGTCAGGCTGAGTTTGAAGCTGAAGCTGCTGCTCGTGCAGCAGAGCAAGGCGAGTAATGTCTCTTAGCAAAGTCCCAGCAGCCAGCCTTAGTGGCTTGATTCCTGGCCCGAATACAAGCCAGGTAAATGGCGTCCATGCAAATGGTGCTATTCCGGCCAGCTACGTTCCTGGATTCATTTATTTGGATTCAACGACTACAGCTGCAACACTACCTGCATCTACTGCAGTGACGGCCTATTCGACTGTGACTTTGCAGAACACCACACCAGGTGCATTTATTACGATCAGCACAGCTGCTGGAGATAGTGTGTTTTGGAATGGTGGGGCAGTTACAAGCTTCCCGCTTGCTTACTTAGATATTGTTGAACTGATTCAGTCACCTGGTTTTGGTTGGTTTCTGCTGAACAAAGGCCGAAATAAACAAGCGGGTGCTGTGCTGCAAGTTGTGCAAACGGTTAAAACTGACACTTTTACTACAACTAGCACTGGGTTTGTTGACGCTGGTTTGTCTGTGTCCATTACTCCTCACAGCGCTGCCAACAAAATTCTTGTGATGATTACTTCACCTATTGGTATGGGCGGTTCTGTTTCAGGGGCTGCACGTTTGTTGCGTGATTCCACTGCAATTTTGTTAGGCAACCCAGATGCTGGATATGTGCAGGTCAGTTCTGCCAACTTCTATGGTGGCAGTGCTGATAGCAACAACAACGAAACGTGCTCTATTCATTACGTGGATTCGCCCAATACTTTGAATGCAATTACATACAAAATGCAGGTTGCATCTCCTCAAGGCGGTGCGCTTTGGGTGAACACTCTTGGCAGCAACATTAGTGGCCAAAGCTATTCAATGCGCTCTGCTTCAACAATTATTGCTATGGAGATTGCAGGATGAGTTATGTAGGCATTCCTCCATTTGGACAAACAGTTCGCACAACCACTGAGCTCACAGCCAATGCTGGGCAAGTGGATTTCTACCCATCGGGTGGATATCTTCCTGGCTACATCGACATCCTACTAAACGGACAAGACCTGAGCAGCAATGACTTCATTGCTTTGGATGGTGTGAAGGTCACGCTGGTTGAAGCGTGTGATGCGCTGGATGAATTCAAGTCTCGAGCCCATTGGCCAGTGACCTTGGTTGACGTGAAATCAACCAGCGTTGCCAAGGGCGGTGGTAATGACAAGATCTTCTTTGAGAACGATCAAGTGGTTACCTCGGACTATACAATTACGGCAGGCAAAAATGCCATGAGCGCAGGTGACATCACGATCAATGACGGTGTCCTTGTAACCGCACCAAGTGGTTCCACTTGGACAATCGTTTAAAGGACTGACATGCCATTGATTCTTTCTGGTTCTGCTGGCTTGTCAGGCAACGTAGGCACCACTACAAAAGAGATGCTGCCTGCGGGTAGCGTTTTGCAAGTGGTTCAAGCGTCGACCACAGTAAGTGCTACGTCCACATCAACAACGTATGCTGATACCAACTTGGCAGCAACCATTACTCCAAGCTTTGCTTCTAGCAAAATCCTTGTATTGGTTTCCCAGGCAGTTGAGACCTACGCATCAAACACTACGCACATGGGCTTACGTTTGCTACGGGGTGCTACTGCGCTTTTTGCAAATGAGCGTGCATGGGGTGATAACACCAACGCTGCAAACGATCTGATGGGTACGGCGTCAATGTCGTACCTGGATAGCCCAGGTTCTACTGATGCACAGATTTACAAGACGCAGTTTTCTCGTGCTCAGAACGCTAGCGGGTCTTACGGAAACTACTGTGCTGTGCAACCAGGCGGAGGCATTACCCCAAGCACAATCACTCTCATGGAAATCAAAGGATAAAAAATGATCGCAAAAGCCCTTACAACTCTTCGCCCAGGTGCTCAATGGGTTCTTCGTGGTGACACCTACGAAGGTCTGGATTGGCTCGACACTGAGCAAACCAAACCCACTGAAGCAGAGATCGCTGCAGAGACTGCACGTCTGCAAGCTGAGTGGACAGCTACGCAGTATCAGCGTGATCGTGCACCTGCTTACCCATCACTCGGTGACCAGCTGGATGCGTTGTTTCATGCAGGGGCTTTCCCTGCTGAGATGGCTGCTCAAATCCAAGCAGTCAAAGATCAATTTCCAAAGGTCTAAGCCATGCCATTGAGACTACGTAGCGCAGGAGGCGGAAGCGTCCTTCTGAAACCACCTGTGGCATTGGCTGCGGACGTTTCAATGGAGGTGCCTGGGTACGCCGGGGCTACGCTGTTGACTGACAAATCACCCGGAACTGTTCTGCGTACATATACAGCAAGCTCAAGCACCGGGGTAAGTATGACTAACGTCAGTACCGCTGCTGATATCGGCTTGAACTTTAGCAACGTAGTGATTAACGCGGGGGAAACCCCCATTCTGTTTTTGCACGTCACCCTGCGTGGGGATGGTACAAATCCAATCCATAGCGCGTTAAAACTACGTTACACAGGTAGCGCTACAGGGGCTATTGGGAATAGCTCGTATGGTTTCGGCATTACTAACCCATCATATAGCTGGTCGTTGTACTCGCTTGCGGGGGTTAATCTGAAGCAAGTTCGTGAGAGCCCGTTTGCAAGTACAGGCACTTTCACTTTCTACGTGCAGGCTACGTGCCAAAACACAGTTGTGTTTGGTGGTGAGGTCGGGGGCAATTTGACTGCTGGATACGGCAACATGCACGGCACAATTCTGATCGTGAAGGAATAACATGAGTCGCCTTCAAATAAACGCTATTCGTCATCTTGGCTCTGCTGTTGACAACCTGACGTTGGACAATGCTGGTCGTGTGTTGATGCCAAATCAGCCTTCATTCTTTGCTGGAAGAAGTACTCTTGGTAATCCAAGTTTAAACACTACGATGGTGTTTAATTCCGTACTTCACAACATTGGAAATGCGTATAACTCTTCAACTGGCGTGTTTACTGCTCCTGTTGCAGGCGTTTATTTGTTTAGTGTCATGTTGCTAGGTAATTCGGCCTCAGTAACTGAAGCACAAATTCATGTAAACGGATCAAGCCGATTAAGCGGCAGATCAAAAGAGTCTGCGGGTAACAATGACGAAGTAAATATTCACGGTGTTCTGCGCTTAGCAGCCAATGATTCCGTAACAGTGCAACTTACTACTGGTGCAATTTATGGAAATGAATTGCGAACAGATAACTTTTGCGGCCATCTGATCGGCTAAGGAACACACATGGGACGCGCACGAATTCTCTCTAAATTTGCTTCCAAGCTGGGCCTTGATTCAAAGGTTCAAGCTGCAGGCATTTCTCCTGAAGCCACTGCCGGCACAGTGACGTTGTCTTCTTGGACTATCACTGAAGCCGGTGGTGTTCTTTATTTCTCAGTGGGTGGAGTCAAGAAAGCCAAGCTCGATAGCTCTGGAAACCTGACTGTGATTAGCAACATCACGGGCTACGGAACGGTCTAATGACGCTTCCAGTATCAGGCGAAATTTCGCTGGCCCACATCAACACTGAGTTTGGTCTCAGTGCTACGTTGACGCGCAGTCTCAATGATGCAACCACGCGTGCGTTGTTTGGTAAAGCCAGTGGTGAAATCAGCTTGCTGGATGGTCGTGGAAAGTCCAATGCCTATCCAGGACAGATTCTGACTTTTGATGGTCAAAGCCTCAGCTCACCTCGAGTCACTTTGTCTGGTTCTACTGGCTTCTCGGCAGCAGTAGCCGGATCAACAGCAATTGTCGGCGGGCGTATTAGCGAGCTCCACATCATTTGTTGGGGTGCTGGTGGTGCTGGTTCAACATGGCCTAGCTCAGCAGCTGGTGGTAACGGTGGTGCTGGGTACCGCGCATCTTGGTTACGCAGCTCTGGTGGGGCTGTAGCCGCATTCCTGGACAGTATTGCTACCTTGACAGGTGCTGCCGGTAATGGCGGTACTTCTTATGGCAGCGGCATTGCTGACAACCGTCAAGCCGGTGGTGCAGGCGGTACCAGCTACGTGAACATCAATGGCACGCGCATTGTGACAGCCAAAGGTGGCAACGGTTCACGAAACATTTACAACAACGGTGATGCCAACTACGTCTACCCAACGGTGACCTCTTATGTGGGTGACAACGGTGGAGCAGGTGCCCCTGAAAGTAGCAGCGGCGGTAGTGCAGCAACGTATGGCGGTGGTGGTGGTGCTTCAAGCCCAAGCGCATCTTTTGGTGCCTCTACTTACGGAGGCCGAGGAGGTTCTCGTGCAAACGGTGGAGCCCCTGGTTATGCACCGGGCGGTGGCGGTGGCGGCTACGACACAGGTTCAGGTGGTAACTATCCAAGAGGTGGTATCGGCCGCGTCACTATCTACATCAACACACCGGCACCTTTCTAAAATGCAAATTTCAACTCAAATTCTCCAGCAAGCGACAGCTCCTCAAAGTGTTTTTGATTGGTTCACTTCTGTGTTTGCAGAAGCAACGGTCAATGAACAGGACACCTTGGATGCGGCCCGTGAAGGTGCCTTTGCTGACTTCGACGTGTACACCTGGTTTCAAGACAATTTGTTCTTGGAAGGCGGAGCACTATTCAACTAAAACCATTCAAATTCAAAGCATCATGATGTCACCCGAAGACCGCGCTGAACTCGTTCTTGAGTTCACCAAAGCCCTAGCCTGCAATGCCAACCCGCATCAGCTTAGCGATGAAGAACTCCAGTGGGTTCGTCTTGCCATTGCAGCTGAAGCACGCAAGATTAAGTTCCGCGACGCGGTCATCGAAAAGACCTTGGTTGGTCTGGCTTGGCTTTTGATCT